GCGTATATTTATCGACCTCGCCAGGTCGGAGCGGCATAAATGCCTACTCTAGGTGTAATTTCTTAAAAAGTTCGCAAACGGCATCTTTGCCGACAAGCTTCCCTGAATAAGAACTTTTAAACAACTCTAACTTTGAAACCTTCTTGGTAGGAGGCTGAGAAGATGCGATGTGTTCACATTTGTCTCCTCTAATTAGAAAACCATGAAAGATAGCCTTTGGATTATAATAAGCCAAAACAGCTACTTGGGCTTCAACTTGCCTACGAGTCTTCGAAGAAGTGCCTTTATGGTAAGTCTTCTTGCACTCAAAAATGGCAAATTCATTGTTTCCACCTAAATAAAAACCTAGATCAATATCTCCCAATGGCCTCTGCATTGGACCCCAAATGACAGATTGGTAAAGACATGGCTTATGAGCCATCTTGTACAACAAATCAATTTGATTACGGGTACGAGGAGTCTTTGGAATATTAAAGAAACTAGGCAAAGGCTCAAAACCTTCCAAACCATTAGAAGACTTGTGCCTACGAATGATCTTAACAGAGTCGTCTTCATACTCGTGCAAGAACCCACTATTCTCATTATAAGTAAAGCGAGTTTCTCTCTTTCTTATATATCGGGATTTGAAATAATTCTTTCCTTCAAAGCCAGATTGAGTTTCAAAATGTAAATCTTGCACTTCATGGTCAGGTTCAGGCGCATCATAATACTTACGCTTGTACTCTTCCATGTATTCAGAATAAGAGACATCCAACATCAAACATCCCATAATGTCATTAAGCTTGGCAATCTCTTTTAATTGAGAACGCAAAGTTTCATAGTCAGCCTCTCCATGTAAAAACATTTCACGAAGAGCACCATCAATGTTCATTTGGGACTGTTCTTTGGTGGTAACATGCTTGCTCTTGCATACACAATGCAACGACTTGTAAATCGATTGCTTGTCTAGAGCTCCCATGATTTGATTTAACTCTGAATTATAGATATTCTTTCGTTTCAAAAAGTCAGCATCTTCATCATTCATATACTTGGTAGCAGCAGACTCTTTATCTGGCATAGTCAAGGTAATACCGTGTTCTGCCAAAAAAGCCTGGTAAGAAATGAAATTGAAAAAGTCTGCACTTTCAGAAACACTACCCTTAAAATCGTCACCATAATTCATATCGGCAACCACATCACGATAAGGCATAAGCACTTCGTGGTTAAGGTTACACAATGTGAAGTAGCCACTACGCTTCAACAAAGCATTGGCTACACTACCAACATAGGCGGTGAGATTAATCCCTGAAATGTGTACACCATTAAAAGAGACAAGATCTCCATTAAAGGCTACAAAGGGATAGCAGCAATCAGTGGCAATTCCACGCATGATTTTAATGTCACTTGTAGAAAAGTTACCGCTCATTTCACAAATAGTGATTAAGACATTATAAGCTGCTAGGGTAACTTGAGCAGGCATACGAGTATCATATGACTTGTAATCCCCTGCAAAAATGCGGTCTTCACCAAATGTCTTCATGTGCTTTGCTAATTGGTCCCACTCAGGTCCAAAAGCATTAATACCAACGGCACACTCGGAATCAATAGGATTCATAGACATAAGACGTAATACTGGTAAGAAGTACTTGCGAACCAAGAATTGCAAAGAAGTAGGAGCGCCGTAAAAGACACGGACCTTATCCTTTGTTTTCTTAGTAGGCTCGTCTTTTAGTGAAGCCTTGAAAATAGGATATCCTCTTTCACCTCGCAAATAGCAAGCTTCCAAACGGGCATATTCATCCTTAATAATGTCCATGAGCTCCATAGGACAGGAAACTCCTGGATATTCATTTGGATTAAGAGCAACCATATATTGGC